TCAAATTCAGCATAAGAAAAGGGTCTACTTTCCCAAAGGAAATTATTTTCTGCCATAAACATCCTACCATGATGAAGACAAATAAGATGCCCCTTTGGTGGATTACTAAAGACTTTATCAGTAACTGGTCCAACATGATCCTGTTTATTCCACTGTGAATAAATTCTATTTTCTATTATCCCTCTATTAGTGCCATTGGCAAAGTAGACCCTGTTTCCAACTTTTTGATAACTCATCCTCCCTGACCCAGTTAAGTAACCTAATACTGTCTTATTGTATAACGTATCAAGAATTGTTAACGCATTCCCAGTAGCATTGGGCGGCGAGGCAACTTTTTCAACACAGATAAAATAATCCAATATTGCGAAAAGACTATGGAAATTTCCACTTAATACCCTACTCGCCCCTTTTCTTCTTTGAATCTTCCCTTTATTATCCACATTCACATTAACGGATTTAGATAAATAAGTCAAACCAACGTCCTTATCATAAGGAAGTTCAACTGGTTTATCTACATTATTTAATCCCTGTGTCTTATCAAAAATAAGTACTTTCAATTATTCATCCTACTTGTTATAAGATTAATACGATTTCTTACTTTCCATCTCCTTAAATCTCCCACCGCTTCTTTATATACTCCCCTATTAGCCAGTGTATTAATTTTTTGATTTTCTTCAATTCCATCTTCAATTATATTAAAGGCTAATTCTGCAGCTTTATGTACAATTAATTTATAGTGCAATGCCTCGGGAATGAAAGATGGAATATCTGTTTTACTATCCAGTAACGTAGGAGTTTTATAATACAGGAGAGTCAAGGTAGTTACTACATCTGGAATATTCTGATACCAAAGTATATTACCTTTCAAAGCAACTACCTCGACATCTCCCGCATTAGTAAGCGTATTATAGACTGATAGGAGGCCTCTCAGTCCACCTTCCTGAAGAGGAATTTCACCACTGGCTGTCCCCACATACAGCAGTTCTCCCCCAAATTCAGTAGGCATATTAACATACGCTTGACTAAGGACTGTATCGACACTTCCAAGCGTTAAAAGATCGGGAAGAGGTTCTTCATCAGCTATTTGCCGGCAAGCTTCATTAATAAAAAAATCCACTCTATCAGCAATATCCTTTGAAGTGTCCTGAACCTTTATAATAAACTCATCTCTTAATTCTTGAAATGTCACGTTAACCTCCTTATGCCGCACTACCAGGAAGATCACTAATCATAAACCAACATCTAAATGTTCCGCTAACTGGCGCCGATGTTCCAGGTGTAGCATAAATAACCGGAACAGCAGAATTAGCTCCAACAATCGGATTAGAAAGTCTTCCATTAGACCAAAGTGCAACTGAAGTACCCGATAGTGCTGGATAATAGCCAGGAGTTCCCACCGTAATATCTACCACAGGAATATACTCATCAGAATTTATTACGGACAATGTTGCAGATTCCGCGGAAGTATCCAGTGGAATCGTTCCAATTCCTATTTTGAGGAAAGGAGTTGTCAGAACAAGTGGCGTAATAATCTGACATACTGCAGCGTGGACATAAGTATATAATCCAACTCTTGGAAAGGAAAACAAAACAGTTGGATTAAGCCCAACATCAGCAATGTCAACAACCTTAGACACTATCCAGTACGGATTAGGAAGTACAATAGTGTTTTGATCTGTTCTTCTTCGATCTTTAAAAGCCATAATAATATCTCCTTATGAACGTGAACCTACCTGAGTAAAAACTCTAAAACCATTCGCTACTATTTACTCCTTTAATAAATTACCCTATAGTCAACAAATACGTAAAAGACACCCGCTGTTGGAGTTCCACTAAGTGTCGCTGTTACTACTCCAGCTCCGCCAGAAAAATATTTACCTTGTGAACCAGGCGCAGTTGCAATTACTCCATCTTTCATATTCTTCATTCCGGCTGTTCCAGGAATAACAACAGAACTAATCATAAAACCATCAGTAACTGCTGTAGTTCCATTACCTGAATAACCGATGGTAAGTGATGGAGTACCACCAGAAAGAGGTGTAGTGATAAGTACTCGTAATCCAGTGACAAAAGCATACTTAGGAACCCGAATTAAATCAGCAGTAAGGTTAGTAAAAGACGTACTAACCATTACTGGGCGACTTTTAGCAAACCTTATAACATCACTAAAAGCATGAGAAAACCAAGCTTTTGACATATCAACTCTCCTTTATTACAACGCTGTGGCATATGAAGCGCCAACAATAACACCAAAGTCCACACTATCAAAGACTACCTTTTTAATACCAAGAATCCCGCCACCCCTAATCATAATATAACGTTTAGCATCCTTTTCATAAGGAACGAATATCATAGTAGTGGACTTACTTTCACCAGCGCCACCCCAGGCACATATAGCGGCCTGCGCACCAAGCAAAACATTCCGATAGACATTAGTAGTATTAGCTTTAATGCGTTCGGATTTACTAATCAGCATTCCATTGTACTCAATCTCTACTTGTGGAAGCTGAAGTTTACCGGCACTCCTCATAAGATCACCCCATTGCCCTACATTCGTATTCTGGCGTAGTGCATCAAAGACATAATTATGAAGAATAACACGATAATAATTCTTTCCACCAAGATTCAGTGGACGAACCTTATAATTATACTGGCCAATTGGAATCTCCGCTCTTTGCTTCATTCTATCCAGCATAGTCAAATCCATATAATCTCCAGCTGTTTGACTTGCTTCTGCCACATCATTGGCAAGAATTAGATGATTAGTATCCGGCGCTGTAGGATTCTGAGCAAATACTTTATTTGCAATTCTATACGTTGTAATACCGCATAGATGATTAAACAACATATCAGAAAGTTTATCCGCCCACCAATCTTGAAGAGCATTCTTCCCCTCCACAACCAGATCATAAGGAACTCTCTGTTGTTCCATCTTTCCGCCAGTATCAACTGCATGATTTAATTCTTCAATCGTAAGATTGAAATTCCTAAACTGCAGTTTTTCTTCATTGCCTTCCACGGTATCATTTCCAACAATACCTTCGCCAACCAACGGAAGACGAATATCAGTTTTAATAACATCTCCCTCGCCTTTACCAAGATCATTTTTAACCTGGATAATAGCATTACTATCCGTTCCCATCAAGTCATTAAATTCTACGGCTTTTAAAATGACATGATAGAGTTCTTTCGACCACTTTTTTCTGGTCGCCTCATCATTAGTTAAGAATTGTGTTTTCGGTGTAGCCATTTATAAATCTCCTTAATCAAGTTCGTTACGTAAATATTTTGTATAAATATCCTTCGGCACATTGTCCAGTTCTTTTTCATCTAAGGCATCAATGCGGGCGGCAGTCCATCCAGTCATCCCTTTGTCACTACCTCCAAGTGTATCATTGATGGAAGGCGGAACTTTAGGAATATCCTTTTTCTTATCTTTACCACCTTTTTCACCATTCTTACCTTTATCATCAGTATTGCTTTTTACATATTTAGGATGATGTGCTTTCACCTGTTCATATATAAAAGCATACGGATTAGGTAATTTCCAAATGTCTGATTCAATTTCCTTAACAATATCATCAATATTTCCACCTTGTTTTGCCTGAACAGCATTTGCTAAGGCATCAACCAGATCACCGAAATTTGCAGCAGAACAAACTTCTTTTACATCCTCGTACTTCGGGTTAACTTCCATTACAGCAATTAAATTATCTAATTGCATACTTCTCATCTGATGAAGCATCTCAACATTCGGGTCAGCCTTGTCTTCACCAAGAATGTCAGCTTCCTTCATCCGTTTAATAAGATCATTATATTTATCTTCTTGTACTTGAAGAGCTCGTCTTTGCTCCCGAGTGATTTGACGTAATTCACTTAGTTCATCGGGCGTTTGCCTCGCATCTTCAATCTTTTTAAGTTCTTCTTCACTCTTCTTAGCAGCATTTTCTTCTTCCAATTTTTTAGCATCATTAAGAGCCTTTTGCTCATCCTCATTAGGAGTCTTCTTATCATCATGTTCAAGAGCATGTTTAAGTTCATCCTTTTCATCCTTTTCATCATCAATCTTGTCTTTTGCAATCTCCGCTGCCTGAGGTTCTTCTGCCGTTATAGTCATTTTTCGCCTCCTTGTTTAGGTGTGGGTTTTGTCTTACCAATTCCTTCTGTCTTTGCGGCTATTTCCATAGCCAATCTTTCATCTTCCCTTTTCATCATCATCTCTTGATATTGTTTAATCTTGACTTGAACCGAGATAGGCAAATCACCATACTCCATAATAACATCAGGAGGTATTGTGCCAGGATTTTGCTGCCCATAATCTATCAACATCTGCATAATAGCCATACGTATCGTAGCGTTATCCGTAGCCTCGTCAAGAACATAATCAAACTCAGCAGCAGAAAGATCATTAAATCCTTGTAATTGTGGATTCATCTGTGTATTCATTTGAAGTAATTGCATTCCTTCCGGTCCTTCTATTCTTATAACTTGTTCTTCCGTCATGTACTGCTGAATTAATGACATAAGTTGATATGAACTATTAATTCTACTTTCCCTATAATTATCAAACATAATGAAAAGGACAGCAAGACCACTTTCCTGTCTCATTCGCACAGTAATACCTGGTTCACGAGATGAAGTTTGCATACCAAGTAAACTATCCTGAATCCCCATTATGTCTTTAATAGCTTGATTATAAACTGCATCCAGTTGCCCATAAACCGGACTAATTTGAGGTTGATCGGTGAACTTAATTTTCTCCAACATTCCTTGTGCTACTTCCATATGATAAGTAGGATTAGATGAATCTTGTTCATACTGATCAATATCAATAATCGCTCCTACTTCGTGCATAAGTATACCTTTTGGGGCTGTTTGAAGTAAATGCTGTAATTGCCTCCGCATTGTATTAAGTCCACGTTGCGGATCTTTAGCCATAGTAATAACTCCAAACCATCTATTCTCATCTTCATCAGTAAAACAGCCGAACTGAATATAAGGAATTTGACCATGTTTATATGGACTTATATCTTCTTCAATTAAATAATTTGCAGAAAATATAGTGTAAAATACTTTCTTAACGGGACTTGTAAAGGATTTAAGTGGCCGATCTATCTTAATATCCTTTCCTTCAACATTAATTCCCTCCATAAGAGCTTGTTCAAATTTTTTAAAATCTTTTTCTAAAAGTTCATCTTCTTTTCCAGTTAACGGGTTCAAAAAATAAGTGACACGTATATATTTCCTATACCAACATTCTGTTATTCTATACTTATCCGTTACAGAATCATAAAACTTTGGAAGATCTGTATTACTTTGAGAAAATAATTTAATAGAGTCTGCATCAAACTTTGGCCATCTCGCTTTAATATCTTCCTCACTAAACCATTTATCTACAAAGAAGTATCGAGCATCGCTCATATCATATTCAACACTTAATGGATCTTTCCAAGTATTTCTTCCATCAATTCTCATACATTTGATTTCTGGTTTAAATGGATTCTCCATACTAACAAAATAATGAAGATATGATTTACCAGATTTAATTGTATGGGAAAAGCAATCTTGTTCTTTTCTTTTTACTTTAAGTCTATTGCGATAAAACTTTAATGTGCCATTAGCGAGTTCCACAAAAGCTTGATCTTCATTTCCTCTTGGAAACACATAGGGAGCACGATTCATCTGAGCCGCTAAGCCGACCAGCATATTAACCTTTGGAAGAATCATATTAAATACTGTTATAGGTCGTTTTTGTGCTGTTAACGCGTCTGTTACTTCCGTAGTATCCTGCTTTCCGGCATAAAAATTATAGTCTTCTTTCGCCACTGTGCGCCAGTTCTTTTCGGAGTCAGAAGTTTCTGCCTCTCTAAGCCAGTCTATTAACTTATTAATTGTAGCAGCATCTGACTTTGAGGCAGATCTTGGCTTTGTTATTATCGTACTATCTACTGTACTTTTCTCAGGCATATTTGATTCCCAGAAAGGTCATTGCATGACTTTTCTTAAACTTTATATTTATTATAAACTACCCATCCACCAAGTCTAACTCCCCAGTACATCGGATACTTAACATACCACGGTTTCATTCTGCACTCCATTGCTTCAAGAAATACCGAATCAATAATTTCTCTTGCATATTTAGGTTTCGTATCTATTTTATAAAGATAATCGTGAATTACACTTTCTCTATGCGCAGTATCCCCATAAAACCAAAAAGCAATTGGAACCCTTGGTACGGAAGCAAAATCTGTCTCGAATCCGGTAGGTACTTTAATAAGCCCAATGGAATCACTTTCATAAATTAAAGGACTTTTAAGAACCCATATTTTATCATTACCTTTTTTTAACTCAACATCCAAGTCAGTTATAAATTTACTCATTAATACCTCGGTTTAGCAAGTTTTTTACCTTTCTTCCCGCTCGGTTTCCAGCCATGTTCTACGGCGTTAAGTAAATTACGCAGATGCTTTGCCTTATCCAGTGATGTATTCCTTGCTTTAACCCCGTGCGGTGTCGAGACACGATAACCACCACCATTTAACTTTGCAATTTTTACTGGCATATTATTTCCCTCATGCTATTTGCCAAGTATCTCTTGTTAATCGAGTCCCTTTTTCCATCCCAGGACGAATGGTCTTCTTTTTCTTTTTCCAGATCCGTGATGACATATTATGAAAATATTCTGTAATACACAATGCATCAGCGATATTAGGCGAGGCAATACCACGCGCTTTCATATCTTTCTTAGACTCAACAACAATTCCTCCATGAGCATTAAATTTATATTTAACCGAGCATAATTCATTAACCAGTTGCACACCAAGGGATTCTTGATCCATAGGGCGCTTTATTTCTGGGAAACTATATAATCCAAGCATACATTTATCTCTTACCCTGCACCACAGTTCATCACGAAGTCTATGATATTTTGTAATATCTGAAGAAGAATGTGTTACATTCACTCCCGTAAGACCAGGAATATTCTTCTTTTGAAGCCAATCATATACCGGACCACCTACTCCAATAACATCAATTCCTACTCCTTCGGCATTTAATTCATAATAATCTTGATTGATATAACCTCCAAGATCCATTGTATTCATCGTTTTAAATTCAGACCAAGGATAAATCTTATGATTTCGTCTCGGCAATATAATTGAAGCATCATCCCCATATCTTGCAACATCTACTCCAAGATAAAGCGGATCATCCTTTATACTTTCTTCGGGAATCTCGTTCTCTATACATTGCTGGGCCCAACTAGTAGGAATTAAAACTGTATCATCATCAAGTGGGGGATTACCTTCCACCCTTATCCTAAATATATTGGAGTCAACACCATATTTAGCTGCCATATATTCTGGATATTCTGGTTTAACAAGAGAAGATTTTCTACAATCCCAGTGTAATCTTGTCCATGCTTGTTTGATAGCACTATGAAAGTGTGTATCGTAGAAATATCCTTTATTTTGAGTCATATTTCCAATTAAAAGAACTTTATTGTCTTCCTGAGTTAAAGCTCCTTCAATAGGAGTAAATACTGGATCATGTACTCCAGCACTTTCATCAACTACTATAAGTAAATGTTTATCATGTATTCCAGATAATGTTTCCGCCTGCTCTTCCTTTGTAGCTTTAACACTTGCGGATATAGCCCTTGCCCACCATTCTTTTGGTGAAGATATATGATAAACCTTGTCTTTTTGAATTATGAACTCATCAGCAATTAATGATTGCCTAAGCCACTTTGATATTGTTGACCAAAGATAATCTGATAACTGTCTTCCTGTTGGTGCAGTACACATTACTTTAGAATATGCTCTTGTTGTTAAAAACCAAAGAATACACCATGCAGCAAATACTGTCTTACCCGTCCCATGCCCACTTCGTATGGACATCTTTTTTGTTTTAGCGAATTTAACAAGTCCATCTGCCTGCTGGTCAGATATATGTTTTACACCCAGTGCTTCACTAACGAAGATTAATGGATGATTTTTCCACTCTTTAAGTTTTCCAACTATTGGATCACTCATTGTATATACCTTGCCATAGTACAGAAACAAAATAATTTAGTTCGCTTCGGACATCCAAAGCAATGTTCATACGGGGAAGTAATCTGTGGTTCTATATTTACTGGTTTATCTATTTGTATAAGGAAAGCAATATCGGATGGGGTTATGGGTTGAAATAATGATTGAAAGGTTCTAATAGATTCAGTCAAAGATTAGGCATTACCTCCGATTTGACTTCTGGATTAATCTCTTTTCCTGTGAACTCTTTTTCAGAATTATCCTCACAAGCAGCTTCTTCCTTTTCAAGCATGATGAGATAATGGACAAGACCTTTTAATTCAGTTGGATTTCCAGTTGAAACTAATTCCTTATCTTTTAATATTTTATAAGCTCGGACAAGTTCATCAAGAGAAGCTCCTTCTATTTTTTCAGGAGTAATAGCATCTAAGACACGGGCCTGAAGTTCAGTTAATTGAAGGGGTTGTAACACCCTATATTGTAAAAGAAGTCCTTGCTTCCCTTTTATATCAGCAATTCGACGGGCGAGAGTGATATTGGAGATTCCTAATTCCTCCGCCATTTGAACTTGAGTCATCCCACGATCAACCATATCAAGAACTTGTTCTACATCAACCTCTTTTCTTGGCCGACCCCTCCCTATAGTAAAATCATTTATTTTGTTATTTGATTCAAGTAATGCCATATTAATTAAAATTCCATTGAATTAAATTACTTAATAAAAACGGGTTGAGTTTTGTATAAATATTATGCCTATTTCGAAGTTCGGGATAACGGCACTGAACTTCCTCCGGCACAAATAAGAGATACGAATAATTTTCCTCCTCGATTGGAAAGTGAATAAAATCCAGATTTATGGCTATCATATCCATTTTGTACTTATAAAGAACATAAATATAGCATCATTACATGTATCATACCACCGCCGTAGCCAGTTGTCAAGAAATATTTTTTAGTTTGATGAAATAATTTGAGTAAGAAAATTAATGTGTGGCCTTTTAAATAATTGCAAGTGTGGAGGAATTAAAGGGAATTTATAACGATATGATTGAACGATTTAAATGACGTATGGCGTATTATTTTACCGTCATCCATAAAGAACCATGGCTATGCGCATCATAACACCGCCATGACCGCCACGTTTCCCCACAAACGTTTTTACGGCATGTTAAATACCGCCGATGGCGGCCCCCGCGGATTCAATGGGCTTAATTATATCTAAGATATTTGGCGCCCGTGGGAGAAACGTCAATGCGTGACCTTTCTGAACTGATGCTCAGTATTTACTTAAATTTTTGCTCTGTGGGAGAGAAGAGCCTG